TTTCAATCTTATTAACAGCTTTATCAATGTCTGTTCCTCCTCCACAATGCATCATTGCAATGGATATGATATCGTTCTTACCTTGCCTAACAGTGTTATCAAATGTATATACATTGTTTAACATGTCCATGGACTTTAGTTTAGCTGTAAAAGCTTTACAAAAGTCCATCTTGCTAATATACTCACCTTTAGAATTAGCCACTCCACATCCTGAACTCATAGAACCTGATCTATCTATATAAATATCAATCTTACCTACACTTTTAGTGTCTTTAATATTAACATCTTCTATAAAAATCTTTCTAAGTCTTGGATGTAACAGCTCATATTCATCTAACCCAGCAACATTGTCTGAATTAAATAAATCTTCATACACTGTTTTCTTCTTAGAACTAAAATAACTAGCAGATTTATCCATTAGTTTCTTAATTTTCTCTTTAAGACTTCCCATAGATAAATTAACACTTTCTAGATGAGCTGCTATGGTTCTAAGATAATCAGGACTAAGTTTAGCTGCTCCATTTCCACCACCAGGCTCATTTGCTGACTCAAACATTTTTTCTTGAATGTCTTTATCAATTGATTTATCCATTTCTTTACATAAATCTTGAGCTTCTTGCATAGCTTTGTCCATCATCTTCTTTCCTTGAGTATCATCTAGCATCTTTTTCATAGCATCATCAGATCTTTCATTATCACCATCTGAATCACCATCTAATCCTTTTTGTATATCTTTTGATGTTTCAGGATCAATATAATCCATCATTGTCATTCTTGTTATAAAATAACCAAGAATATTACGTGCATAGATTGCTGATTTAAGATTACTATGTTCAGACATGATTTTACCTACAGGATTATTAGAACGTTCTAAGAATTTAAACTTAGTGTGGTTCTTTTCATCTCGTTCTTCAAAATCTAAATCTTCTATTTTATTGTAATACATTTTAAAAATGTCTTTCAATAAATGTTTAGGAAAATTTTTATAGTTTTCTTGAACTTTTTTATAAAATGCATTTAGATCTGGTTTTTTATTATCATCTAGTCTTTTAAAATCAGCACTATTTGAGAATGTACCATATATATCTTTAACAGTTTTTTGTTCAGACATGTAAGCATTCATAATGTTTTCAAGTCTATACTCATCTATATAATGTAAATGAGGTTTAATTAAGTCAGGCTTTTTGTAAAAATCAATTTTTCCAAATAAACCTTCTCTATCTTTATAGTGAGTTTCTATCTCACCTTTCTTTATTTTCTCAAGAATAGTATATACATTCTTGTATTGTTTTTTAGGAAGTGCCATAACAATTATTTTAAATATTTTTCAAGATCTTCAAGAGTAAAAGAACCAGGGACATAAGTTGCCTTATATCCCTGTTCTTCTAATTGTGCCCAAAGACCTGTAATTACAAAGGGTTTGATACTTCTCCTCCCATCATCATAGCATCTTCAAATTCAGAGGATACCTCTTCTTGTTTACGAGCTGGATGATTTTCAAGAATAACTTGCATTGTACCTTCTATTTCTTCCACTTGACCTTCATCCATTGCACCACGTTGTGTGTATACATTAATTAAAGATTCAATTTCAGCTATAGCTAGTTCAAGAGAGTCATTATTACTATGAGAATGTAACATCTCTACCTTAGACATAACAGCTTTAATTTCAGGACTCATCAGTTTATTTTGAAGTTCTGAACCTGCAGCTTGAGAAATCATAATCTGAGCTGTCTTTATGAGAGCTTTATCAATAGATATATCCCATACATAAGCTACAGCTTTAGCTAATCTTGGTACAAAAGTCAGAGTTCTATCAGAGCTATTTTGGTAACCAACTTCTAAGTATTTATCCAACTTGTTAGTTGTGATTTCCATAGAATCAATTTCAACTTGATTAGGAATACCAATTTTAAATTTCTCACGATATTCTCTAGCACCTTTGCTATAATATTTACTCATCTCACCTGCAGATACACGATTTACAGTCATCTTCAGCATAAATCTATCCCAAAAAGGACTGTTAGCCTCTTCTTTAGGAATTTCATTACATGTTGCAATGAATAATTTCCACTTACAAGGAATTTTATGTTTACCATTAAACAAGAATTTCTCATTCATTACACCTAACATAGCATTTCTAATTGCACTAGATGCTTTATCCACTTCATTGATAATTACAATATCTGCTTCAGCAATAGGAGTGTTAAGATCATACTTGTTTTCAGTGAACAATTTACCTAAATCAGGCATACCTTTAATTTCTGATGCTTTAGTACCTTCATCAGTTTCCAAAATAAACATTTTGTTTTGAAAGTCTTCTGCAGTCATCTTACCATCTTTATTAAGCCATGCTTTTGCATACTCAATAATAGTTTTAGTCTTAGCTCAATATGTTATCCTATAGGCTCTTTATCCTATAGATCTATACCTTTATATATACGTATAGTTCAGACTATATCATCACCAATAGTTATAAACTACTGGGCAGGACGCTCGTGTCAGAATTACTGTCCTCAACATTAGTTGGTAGGACTCGTCTGTTAGTCGTTGAACCTTCAAGGATATTACTATCCAAGCTTGGCTGCTGATTGTCTTGTTTCACTACAAGATTTTCCAGCAATTCATCCTGTTTTACTGGGGCTAGCTTAATTGTGTAACTCAGTTCTGGGTTAGAATAAAGATTTTTAGAAAGATATTTATACACACCATGCACACCATTAGAAATAGGTATTTGTTCACCTGTTTCTTGTATGGTTAATATAACATCAAAGTATTTACTCATAGTCATGTTTTTTCCTCTTGTTGCTATAACAAAAGGATCACCATGATATTTAAATTGATATCCATTAGCACTTAATCTTTCACCTTGACAAACTTTAGAAACTTTACCTGTTAATCCATTAGCAAAAGCTTCTCCAGCTTTAGTTATAGAATCACATGTTTGTATAAAATTTCCATTTAAATCATAGACATCTACTTTTTTACAAGGAGTTCCACTGTGTTTTATAACACCTTGTTCTCTTTTGTTTTTTAATGTATCTGCTATTTTTTTAGATGTTTCTGGTGCAGGAGTATTCCTTACTACTTCCTTTGTGATATTTATATATGGATTAGTTAAGTCAATATAAGATTGTTCTTTTTGTGTAAGAACTTCTTGTTGACATTCTTCTAGTATTTCACAACTAAAAGCTTCTATTCCATACTTATTACACAAATTCTGCATAATAGGATTACTATGTATTCCTCTCTTTAATTTTGAACTATGTTCATGAAGTCTATTATAAATATTAACAGAACTTCCAACATAAAAATATTCTTTACTCTTTCCTTTTACTGTAATCTTGTAAATACCTGGAACTTTATCCCAGTTTCTTTGAATTTTCATAATGTATATTTTAGATAATCTACACTATAAAAATACAACATTTACAAGACTTTACAAAATTTACTTTGAATTAACCCCAGGTTCACCCACTAACAAAAGTGGTAGTCCTGTTGCTTCTGCTAAAGCTAACATTTTAAATACTTCTTCTTTGTTAATTAAAGAAGTTTCAATACTTCTTACTTCTTGTGTTGTCTTTTTCGTAATAGATTTTGCAATTTTTGCCATATACTGTTTGTTGGGTTTAATTTGTGTTGTTGGGAATGATGTGTTTAAATTTTGTGATTCAGATACTAATTCAAATGTTCTTTCTCCTATAAATCCATCAAATTGACCTGAAAAAGAATTACCTATTGGTGGATGCACTTGATATCCAGGATTTTCATTCTGTATACCGTATATTCCAAGTTTAGTAATTGTTACAATTTTACCCATATCTTCTGGAGGAGTTCCACTTCTAGCATATATTACTTTTACTACATCTCCTATTTTAAATTTATATGGAGATGGAGATGTAGATTGTGGTGTAGAAGCTGCATGTGAACGTGCATGAACCTTTGCTGATGTACCACCTTGTTTCACCCATCTTTTTACACCACCACTACTTTGTACAACTATCCATCCATCTCCATTATTTCCTATTTTTTTAGTTCCAGGAGCAAATAGTGTTGCACTTTCTGAAGGACTAGGTCTTAAAGCTGTTGCCATAATTGGGTCATAATTTTTAGAGGTTTGCAAATGAGTCTGCTGCACTGGATAAGGATTCCATTTCTGTTGGAGTGGACACCATTGGTACCACTTCTTGTTGAACATTGAAATCTGTCCTGGTAGAAACAGAAGGTTTGGTTTCTTGAACGATGTCATCTTTTACAAAAGTTTTTGTATCATCAATAATATTAAAAATTGTTATTGTTGTTTCAGCATCTTTTAATAGTGGATGTTTTCTAATAGCCATAATCTGTGGAGCTGTTGCACCATATTTTACTTCTATACTTCCATATCCAAGATCATCTTTTTTATACCATGTAAGACCTGTATTAAGGTCATTAATTAATTGTGTAACTGTTAAGTCTACTTTGTTGATTGCCATTTTGTTTAGTTTTTATTTTGTTTTTAAATATTCAAGTAAATACTTTGCATAATTTGTTACAAATTCTCGATCTCTTATAAAAAAAGATTCTTTGTTTTCTTTAATAGCTTTTTTATAAGCTGCTTCTAGTTCATCCACTGTAATTTCCATTACCATTTAATTTTAAACTCTTTTCCGTGTTGACCTTCGATGATAGAATTGATTTTATTGAACATGTCATTACAATCCCATGTTTCTTTTGTATAAACAGCAGATGCTGGATGTATCAC